GATTAGACGCCTGGGCTATTAATTATTACAAGTCAAAAAGAAATGAAACTGTTTGTTATGAAGTAAAAATCTCAAGAGGGGATTTTTTTAATGAAATCAAAAAGCCACTAAAAAGAAGAGCCGGACTAAGATTAGCAAACAAATTTATATTCGCTACCCCTCCTGGTTTACTGAAGATCGAAGAAGTCCCACCAGAGTGCGGCTTAATGGAAATTCATGAAGACGGAAAGATTATCGAAGTAATTCCAGCTCCACATAGAGATATAATGCCTGCCACTTGGTTGTTTATTGCTGCTATTTGTCGCCGTATGGATGAGCACAAGAGACAAGCCGCAAAACTACAAAAAAAAATAGACGACCAAGCTGCGTCATACAATATAGCCTCCGAAATCATACTTAACTCTCACATAGAGAGATGGAGGCGTAATACAACAGGAAACAGAGAAATTCCAGATATTGTGGTTAGGGCTCTAACTGACTTGCAAAATGAAATAGAAAAGCACGTTTTTGATTACATGAATGATGAAGATGATTAGATCGGCTCTAGAGTGCCGTCCTTACGGATCCTAAAACCAGCCGGAATGTACACCAAAGAGCAGCGACACCTAAAATGCACAGGCGGAATAGCAAGCTTCCATTGTGATCTCTTTTTCCCGTAATTATAACCACTTGGCTCGAAATCTGACATCGTGTAGATCTTAAATGACCCATCAGCTTTTTTGGAGGCTTCATGACAAAAATCACAAACCCTCTCATCTTCCATCTCTACCCACGCTACCTTAACATTAGGATCATCTTTGCCATATATCTCTAGTAGGCTTTGGTGCGTTCCTGCTGCGGAAGCCATACCCAAATCAGCCTTAACTGCATTATCCCAATTAGTCTCGAAACTCTCAGCTACTGACTTAAGGTCTTTAGTCAAAAGAGCAATATCAAGCTTTCTTGTCATATCGCTTACTGCTTCTGATACAGCATTCGTCCCTAATTCAGGTAATAAATCATGCGCCTTTTCATGAGCTTGGACAGCATTTGCCATATTGTGGCTGTCAATTTGCCTGGCTACGGATGAAGTAACGTTTGTTTTAAGTTGCGATAATGTTTGATCTATTAGTATATTAACCCTCTTCATGATCTGATCTAGCGACTCTTTAACCAACTCCTTAGGCATCTCTGGTGACGTTTTACCCAAAACATCCTCATAATGCTCTGAATGAGCGTCTATGCTTTGGAGGTACGCAGACTGGACCATTCCCGGTACAACCTTATCAGATAGTCCTAGTTTTTTTGCCGATTCTTGTGCTTTTTTACCTGCCGCCGCACCCAACAACATCCACCTTAATGCTTCCATGTAATTCTCAACCAAACCCGAAACAATTCCCAAAGTATCAAATTCAACCTTTGGTACATCTCCAGACCAACCAGAATCAAGCTCATCTGATTTTGCGAGTTTTTTCTTTTTTAGGGCATTTGTAATATCAGAAATCATATGCAACATAACAAAACGATACCCAAGAAGCGCTTGCTTTTCTGTAGCAATTAAAAACTTCACATGCCTGTACGTAGCCAATTTATTAATTGGAATCTTTTTTCTTTTTTTCATCTTTCTTGGCTTTCTTGAGTTCTTCTAGCTTTTTCTTGGAATACAAACCATAAAGATCAGTACGTTTTTTGCTTCTATGTACTGGCATACCGAGGCCAAATTTTAGTTTCTTGTCAAGTTCCTCTTCGAGCTGTTTATCCTGGTCGCCTTCTTCTTCGGTTTCTTTTGGTTCTATGTACCTGTCTGGTAAATAAATCGTATTATCCAGCTCCATAGTAGAAAGCTTTTCTCTAACAGAATCAATAAGTTCAGTTATCTCTGTAGAATCTTTAAGATTTTTTAGTTTCTGTATTGCTGATTGGAAGGTTTTTTCTAGAGTCTGCTGGTCTATTAATAGTAATCGACAAATATCCTTGTCTGAAATAGGATCCTGATCGATCTTTTTTACGTAATTAAAAAAACAATACCCATCTTCAGCGGAGTTAATATACCAAGGACAAGGAAGATTATCTTCGTTAACAGTTTTTGGCGATGTTTGGAGGAGATAGATGCTTTCCAAGGCCATTGGGCATGGCGTATCTGGTGGCTGGCTCAATTTCCTTGGGCAAGCATCGCAAAACTTTTTACTTTTGCTCCTGAGCATCTACAGGTCCTGTCGCTGCTGCTGTTGCTGCCGCCATCGCTTCTGATATTCTTTTTGCTTCTTTAACCTTCTCAGACAATTCTGGGTCTTTTTCAATCAAATAAGCAACGAATGACTCAAGAGTGCTAATCCTAGAGGCAAGAGTTTTGGTGACCAAATGGAGCCCGGACATAGAGCTTTCTACTTTAGTCAAAAACAATGACAATTGTTCAATGAATTGCTCATCTGTCAGTTGTTCTGGTGGTGTGGCCTCTGATGAGGCTTGGGTTTCATCAGCAATTAAACCTTCTGCCGTTAAGTCAATCTTCTGGTCCATCGTTATCTCCTGTTAATAGATCTAAAAATTGAATTCTAAGTAGTGGAGATAACCCAGGATCACTCTTATCTAAATCAACCAGAATTTGCTTGACTAAGAATCCGAGAAGCATCGTCACTAATGCCAAATCTCCTGGGTCATGATTGTTTAATTTCGCATACTCATTGATCTCTTGGGAGATCTTCTCGCCAAGATCTAGTAAACTAAGAGTACTAAGTTCTTCTTTTAAGTCTTCTGGCTTCCACTTAGCTATTGCCTTGTCGTAACCATACTTCTTTTGAAGTTCTTTTAGAACTCTAAGTTTGCGAAAATCCACAATCTTTCCCCACACTCAGATTGTATCTTGAGCCTCTCGGTATAGTCAAGGGTTTTTATTGTTTTTTTGAGAATTAGATAACCTCAAAATAATACAGGGAATTTTGGGTTTTTACACGAAGTTTGAAGTCGCCGACAATCCCGTCTAAAACTTCTATATCATTTACGGTACTTGTTTTCAGAACTTTGTCTTTATTGTTTTTATCTTTAAATAACATTACAAAAGATTCACCTACCTTTGGTAGGTTTTGGCAGGAGCCGATAAACGACTCTTCATTTTCTTTTTGGAAAGAAATACGGTAGGTTGTCTCTCTTGTGTGCGTTCCATTAGTCATCATAAAAATCTCCTTCTCTTAAGTGAATAAAAATATCTTTATCTAGCTATAATACCCAATGAAAGGTACGAGAGGGCCGGGCGCTACTCCGGCATCTATCTTTATGGTGTAGTCTAGTCATGACTCCAGACTAGATAGCCTCACACTAAGGCGTGTCTCCAGGACGTGTAGGTCATGACTCCTACCCTAGGCTTCAGGTACGTCCAGCTTCCCACGCCGCCTCTCGTTTCTTTCAACTCCCTAATAACAAAAGATTTTAGGTACCTTTACTTCTGTCTCTGGACGTACAGGCAGGCACTTATACACCCACCACTCGGAACCATCATAAGTAGCCCGCTCTAACCAGAAGTCAGCACCAACCACCTTAAGGCCCGTATCCACACATTCAATGCCATAACCATTGTCATACTCTCTATCTACCATAGATACAAAGGCATCCCATGAGAAATAGACGGCTTCCTCAGTCTGATCTTTGTAACTATTGTCCGGCTCTATCATACAGAAGAGAACATCCTCTGGGGTTTTTCTATGCTCCCTTAGTTTGTATAAAGTCTCTTCCAGTAAGTTAATAGACATATCTACTCCCATCAATTAAGTTCATAGAAGATGATGTGTGGGCCGGGCGCTACACCGGCTAGTGGATTTTCCCCAGGACTTAATGCGTGTCTCCAACACTCTTGCCCGCTGCCTGAGTTCGTCTTTAAGGTACATGTCACCTGTGTTGCAGGCTTTTCCACTTACGTGCCATGTGTCTCCAGCCAGAAGTTTTCAGGGACCATCAACGCCTCATGGGCTCCGGCCTTTATCCCTACTTCCTTTTCACTTGACCCGTCGCCCAAAGTTGCGACCTTTGTAAGCACAGCATCAAGCTATCCAGCAGCTTTCCACACCGCCACACATAAAACCTATCGGCAATTGATGGTGAATCTTTAGCTATCTAGCTTATTTAAATTGATCCATTCTCTAAAGTACAAATTAACAGATTTGGCTAGTTTTTGTCTTTCGGCGTAAGCATCTTTAAGTGATTTTTCTGCCTCTTTGTTTTCTTCTTGGTTTTGTTCAGGTGGCTGATCTGGTGGTTGTTGTTGGCCTTGTTGCGCACCCATTTGCATTTGCATCTGACTCATCTCAAGTTGCTGTTCCTGGGCTGATACTTGCATTTGGGCAGCTTCTTGTTGCATTTGAATGGGTTGGACTTTAAGTTGCTGATAAGCTTCATTTAAACTAGGATCAATAATAAAGTCATATTCTGGCGTTTTTGATGCGTCTTTTATTCCAAAAAAAGACTCCATAAATTGGCCATACTTCATGTATCTTACTACACTTTCATGGAATGATTTAGATAATGGGACATTTCCTCCGAATGGTACTGGGTCTGTTTTCTCCGAATCTGCCCAAAGTGACGACATTGTGGCAGTGGTTTGGAGTTCCATCTGTTGCCTATTAACCACGGCATTTCTCGTATCTTCCCCAACTCCGACGTATGAGATCCTATATAGATCTTTTGCTTCATCGAAGCATTCATAGAGGATTTCGTTGATGCCATCATAAATAATATCAAGGAGCATGCGAAGACCACGCTCTTCACCTCTGATGATTTCTTCTTGTTTGTTGGCTTGGTTAAGTCCTCCGTCGCCAATTGATAAATTTCCATATCCCATTTCCTGTGGTGAAATTTGGAATGCGCTACATAGCGCTCTAACTACGTGCTCTTCGAGCTGCAAAAACTCCATATCCCTTGGGGTGGGTGAAAGCGAAACGTACTTAACTTGCACTGGTCCTGCTATAACAGGAACGGCGGCGGAATTATCATTCCTATTAACAAAGTTATGAAATTCCCTACGTAATTGCTCAACATCCTCATCGCTCAATTGAGCGGTTGGATCAGTGGATTCAATATTAAGAATACCCTTACTGGCGATACCCTTAACGTATTGATTTCTAAGATATCCTAGCGTTTGTTGGTGGACGAACACCATATAAATAGCCTGCTCAATAGGAGCCATCGGGAATCCACTTAAATCGAACAGAGCTTGCTTCTGGAAGTGCCAAATCTTTAGGTCATCTTCAGTAAAGGCGTTTACATTCTGTCCGTCTATTCTTTGTACATAAGCAGCTGGACGCTCTTCTGGATCTAACTGATTATAAGCCTCAGCATCTTCAATGGATTGCGGTTGAGTTTCATCTTCTTTGGCCGCCAAATACATGTCTTTATTGTGCTGAACTGGGTAAATAGTTTCAACTGGAATAGGTCTAAACATTACAGGCAGGCCGTCTTCGTCCCTAAATACTTGAGTTGCGCACCTACCAAAAGTCATAAGATTTCTGATTTGTGCTGTTAAAAACTCTGGGAACGTGCAGTACTTAAAAGTAGGATCAGCTCCAGCGAATGTAGCATTCACTATCTCTTTATTGTTTGTGCCGCAGCGCATAATCCAACTTAAAATAGTTTTCATATGTTCTTGGCGCTGCCTTTGAGCTAGCTTGAATTTTTCTTCATTACCGTCAAACTCTTCTAGAGTTCTTGGTGCAAGTTCACTGATTCTTGTTCCTTTGTCAAATTTCGTATCAGATGGTCGCCCTATAATAGAAGCCTGGGAGCATCTTGTTGATATTATAGCGGAAATATAAGGATCAACCTGGGCTAACTCTTTCAGTTCACTATCAGATAGACGACGCCAGCCTTTGGTTTCTATGTTATCGTAATTACGGCCATAATCACGAGCAGAAAAAGTAACCTTACTTTGATCGTATTTTCCTTTTAGGTCTTTTTTTACGGTAACTGGCTTAACTGACTTAAGCATAGCTTCTCTCATTGATTGAGCTATGGCCGCAGTCGTATGAATAGGCTCTGATTCAGCCTTCTTATTAGCTTCAGTGGAAAACTTCACTTTTGAAGGTGAAGTTGCCTTCTCGTTATTATTATCTGTTTTCTTTTTTCTTGGCATTTAGCCGCTCACGTTTTTGATAGTTATGGTACACAAAATCCGCTGTCATTCTAATAAATTCGCTCTTATGTGCCTTATAATAACCAGACATCAGTAATTTTGTATCGCCTACGGATAAATTTAAAACACGACTCAACGCTTTATAATTACTATCAGATCCATACAAATAAATCAAGTTTATAAGAGTAGTATACGCTAATCTCATTCCTTCAAGATCATCACCGTATCTACTCATCTCACTAAACCAAAACCCTTGCATACTGCAAGGAGACTTCTACATCCATTGGACCGTCATTTGTTGCTTGGATCCTATATGCACAAGCAGAACCAATAAAAATAGCCTTCTCTCCAATTCTATCTAAAGTTAACCACTCAGACTGGTTATCAAATTTGATTTTGAATCTACTATCAGCCCTAAGGTGAAGAAAGCCGATTAAAAACTCATAAACAGTTAGACTGTTACTTCCATACAGAACAGTTTCGTCATAACCAAAAGGATTAACAACTTCTAGATATTCACTAGAAATATCAACTACTTCAAACTTACCAGTATTTGATGGGTTTATTCCTGAACCAGAAACACTTATAGTATCACCTATTCTTACTGGACCTTGAGTCATAACTATCAAAGCGAACGAATAACTAGCACCAAGAGTCACGCCTGAGTCTAGAGAGATTTCGCCGTTATCAATAAAATCTATATAATTTGCACCTTTAGCTTGTACTAAGTAAGTTTTACCTTGGTTTGTTACGGAAAATGGACTAGAAAACGAATCAGTTGTTTTTTCGAACCTAATCAAATCACCAGTAGCTACAGAACCTAACATCCAAGCAGTACCTGCAGATTGCGTGATTCTGGCTACGTATGGGGTAATCCTAGTGATATCTACAACAGTAGACGAACCACCACCAATTGCCCTTTTGGTTCTGAAAACAGGATTCAGGCCTGTACCTGTCCATTTAATACGCATGGCGTCATTTCCAGCCGAGTGACGCTCAAAATGAAGTTCAGTTGTTGAGTCCCACAATAAGGACCTTGAGGTTACTGCTATGTCTTTGGTTTCTGATGGGTGAATTGTGATTTTGTCTGATTTTTCTCTATCGACAGTAACATGCTGAATTGATTGGCTAATGTCGGGTGTTCTAACCAAAGGATTGTGGTCGTTTTGATCTTCATGAATAATAAAGCTGGAGTTAAAATTTAAGAATGACATCTTATATAAATCCTTGAAATCAAAAGAAAAAAATCACCCAAGTAGAATTTTACCATTCCAGATGAGTGAGGTCAAGGACTTAATTTTATTTGTTTTTGCGGTGGGTTGTGGGTTTGTGGTGCTTTTTCCAGTGACAAGACATAGTGGCAAACTCCTTCTCTCGGTACAACAAACAATAAGCTTTATCGGTATTTATCTCAGATAAACCAGCCGC